GAGGAGGGCTTTATGCCCTCCTATTTGGAGAAATAAATTAATGGTTTCACTACAATCACTATTAACCCCATCCAAAGTTGTTGAGGTTGATTTTCAGGACAAGACTGGTTTTAAAGTTAAAGTTGCCTTCCTTTCACGAGAAGAGCTAATTAAGTTACGCAAAGCATGCGTTACTACAAAGTTTGATAGAAAAACTCGTCAACCTATCGAAGAATTAAATGACGAACTATTTACAAAAAATTATGTAGGTTCTGTGGTAAAAGGGTGGACAGGATTAAAGTACGCCTATCTACAAGACCTTATGCTAGTAGACCTATCTAGCATTAAAGACCTAGAAGAAGAACTTGAGTATTCGGAAGAGAATGCACTCGTACTAATGAAGAATTCAACAGAATTTGATAATTTCATCTCAGATGTTACTAGTGATCTATCAAATTTTCAGAAGTTCAGTTCGAAGAATTAATAAGTAAAATAAAAAACTTCTCCCAAAATAGACATGCCAATATGTCTAGGGATATGTATTTTGATATGTGTGAACAGTTAGGCTCAGAGCCTATAGATGATGAAATCCCTATAGAGTTACCTGACTTACCTGACGAAGCTCAAGAGGCTTGGACAATTTATTGTTATTTACCTGACAGATATGATTCTTTCAGTGGACACTACTTTGGAAAAGCTATTGAGAACATATCAAATTTATTCGAACTGTTTGGTGTGCAGAATAGAGTATCTGTATTAAAGATAGTTACTCTATTTGATCGTCAGGAAACTGAACAAATAAATAGTAAGAAAAAGAAATGAGGGTAGTGTATGGCTAATAATAGAAAAGTAACAGTAGAAGTAACAGATAATGGTACTTTAAAACAGGTTGCAGGTGAAGCTCGCAAACTTAACGACTTATTAGACCGTACCGCACAACCTAGAAAAGTGCAGTCAGGGGCGGCTTCGGCTGCCCTTTCTGCGTCTAGAGGCAATACAAAGACCACTACTAGATCTGAAGGTTTAGAGCGTGGTACAGCAGGAAGTCAGTCTCGTGGTGATGCCCGTGACTTTGGTAGACAAGCCCAGGGGCTCGGCGGTCTAGTTCACTTATACGCTACATTTGCAGCTAACGTATATGCAGTAAGTGCCGCGTTTAATGCTTTATCAAAAGCAGCTGATTTCACTAATATGCAGAAAGCCGCAGATATTTTGTCCCTAAAAGTAGGTGTAAGTATAAATGGCTTAGCTAAAGATATGAAGAATCTTACGGATGGAGCTATCTCTATGTCTGATGCTCTAGGTTCTGCGTCTTTAGCTAGTTCTGCTGGTTTAACTACTAAACAAATAAAAGAATTAACCACTGTAGCTAAAGGTGCATCTATAGCACTAGGTCGTGATATGACCGATGCCTTACAACGTGTATTCCGTGGTACTATTAAAATAGAACCAGAACTATTAGATGAGTTAGGCTTAATGGTAAAAGTAGATGATGCAAATAAAGCCTATGCAAAAACTTTAGGCAAAACTGTTAGTACTCTTACGGATTATGAGCGTAGGCAAGCTTTCGTTAATGCAGTAACTACTCAAGGTATAAATAAGTATAAAGAATTAGCAGATCAAGCGGCTAACCCATTCTCTAAACTACTCTCTACAGTTAAGGATCTAAGTACTGGTGTACTAACTACTATGAATTCAGTATTAGGACCTTTTGTAAATATGTTAGCACAGTCACCAACTGCTTTACTACTTGGTATGACAGCTATAGTAGGTTTACTACTAAAACAAGCTATACCCGCTGTTGGCAATATGCAGGCTGCCTGGGAAGCTACAGATAAAGCAGTGCAAGAATCTTTATCAAAACAAAGAAAGGCTCTAGAAGATCAAAAAAGTGCTGTACTAGCACTAAATGAGGAAAAGGTAAAGGCTGCGCAACAAAAATTCGTAGAAACTAGAGATACCTCAATACAAGGGTTAGAAAGTTCTGGTATTAAAAAGGCTAAACTTAAGGGCATTGATGATGCTGCTAGATTAGGTAACTTTATAGGCTTATCAGAAGAACAAATTAAAGCACAAACAGAGGTTGTACGAAAAGAACTTGAAAAAGCTAGAGGTATAATTGAAAGAGAAATAGCCAAAACTCAAAAAGTATTAGACCAACAAGGTAAAAATAGTGGTAAAACTTTCTTAAATGCACAAGCCGAAATGGGGCGTTTAAATAATCAGTTATCCGCTATACAGAACTTTGAAGAAAAAGGACTACAGTCTATTTCTGGAGCAGCAACTGCACAGGCACTAGTTCAAAAGAACTTAATGACTACTGATACTGAAATTACTAGTCTTACACAAAAGATTGGTAAATTTGAGCAAATGGGTCAAAGACTAGCCGTAATTCGTGGTGCTGTTCAAGCTACTGAAGCTGGTGGGTTTAGACTTGGGTTTGCTGATTTATTTGATTCTATTAGTAAGGGTACAGGTAAATTTGATGAATTTGGCAATGTTGTAGAAGGAACTGGTAGAAAGTTTAGTGCACTAGAAAAGATTAATATGGGGCTGAAAGGCTCTTTCCAAGTATTAACTGTAGGTATATCTAGGCTACTTGGTACCTTTGCTATCTGGGCTGCTGTATTTACTGTACTTCTTCCACTACTAAGTTGGGGTGCCGAAAAATTAGGCTTGTTATCTGGAGCATTAGATAAGTTAGATGAAGCAACAGATAAGGCTACAACTACATCAAAAACATTTTTAGATATACAAGAAAAACTCAGTAAAACTGGCATATTAGCCGAGCAATATGAATTACAAGCCGGAGCAGCACTAGCCCTAGCGGATAGTATTGGTGCTATAGTAAAGCAACAGGAAGAACTAACTGCTCTAAGGGAAAAAGGTAGTTTTCTAGATAAGTTAGTAGATAGTCAGAAGTTTACACTTGGTCTTGGAACCTATGATAAGGATGCTGAATTACAAACTATAAAAGTATACGAAAAAATGGTAAAAGATGGTTTAATACCAAAAAATGCTGTTAATATAAGTAGAATAGGTATTGTAGGTAAGCCAGGAGAAGGTGCAAGATTTCAAGCACCATTAACAGTAGATAACTTTAATAAAGCAACTTCTGGCAGAGAGCAGTCTAGAGCAGCTTATTATGCTAGAGAAGAAATAACAAAAACACAGCAGCAAGATCCAGAATTGAGAAAAGAGCTAGAAGAGTTTAGTAAAAGTTCTATAGCCACTACTAATAATTTAAAAGAACTAAATACAATTTCAACTGAATATTCGATTAGTTTAGTAAATCAGTCAAAAGAGTTAAAAGCACTAAATAGTTTAGGTTCTAGTGCAGGTACTACAGTTAAAAATTTTGCACATAGAGTATCAGGATCCGCCTCTACTCTTCAAAATTTTTTAAAGGGCGTAACTTCAGATTTCGAACAGTTAGCTGGAACAAAACTAGGTACTACTCTAGCTAATCTAACTGCAGAATTATCTAAAGTAGAGGCCGATGCTCAATCTATTTATGAGGATAAACTGCTAGCTGCAAAAGATCTTCCTGCAAAAGAAAGAGCTAGTGCGTTGGAGAAGGCTAAGGAAGAAAAGACCTTAAGTATATCTAGTAGGCAGAATACTATAATAAATAGTAAAGAATACGGAGGTATATCTAAGATTAATTCTCAGATAGCTTCATTTAGTATAGAGGCAGCAACTAAGCTAGGGCAATTTGCTCAGGCCACATCTGAAGCTACATTAGCACAAGCAAATATAACAAAAAAATTACGTGCACTAGCAGTATATACAACTGGTTCCGATAGGTCTGCACTTGCAGTTAATAGAGCAGAAGTAGCGGCCGCAAGAGAAAAAGTAAAGATAGAAGAAAGGGCTATACGAAGTAATAGAGAAGCACTTACCTCTCAAATTAAAGTACAAGAAGAGTATATAAAAACACTTCCAGGATTTAATTCCAACTTAAGTGCTTTAGAAGGAGGCAAGGAGCTAGCAACTACTACTGCTAAGCAAGGTATTAGCAAAGAAGAGCTACAAGCTCATGAGGATTTGAAGGCTAAATCATTAAGTGGCACTATGTCTTTAATTAGTCTTATTTCTCAGCTGAATATATTAAATAATAGTATAAAAACTTTATATGCCTCTTTAGATGATAAAGAAGTTATAAATTTTCAAAATAGGCTAAAAAGTGCTGAAGATACAAAAGCTACATCTGAGGCAGCCAATACTATTGGTAGCAAAATAGCCTCTAATAAATTATCGGAAGAATTTGCATGGATAAATGATATAATCGGTGATACGACTAACTTATCTTCTATGAAAAAATACAGAGAAGAACTTTTAGCACAAACAAAAGCACTTAATGACGCTGACACAGTAGTAACTAATACAAAAGCAATATTAGATACATATAATGACGCCTTAATAGCTATACGTACAAAACTATTAGCTAAGCACTCTAATGATAAAAGCTACAAACTAGAGGATGATCCGGAGTACAAAGGGCCAAAAGGAGCCTTAGATGCTGCAAGTGATAAAAATACTCTAGCAATACAAGATAAGAAGAGTGTAGAGATAGATACCAGAGCAATAAAAAGTGCCAGAATAGTAGAAGTTGAAATACTTAGACAAAAAATACTAGATAATACTACTAATAGTTTATCAGAGCAAGTAGATTTAGCATCTTCTTACTCTAGTTTACTATTGAGTATGAATAAAGAGTACAGTTCAATAGCTAATTATAATGCTATGGGCGTATCTAGTTTATTGGAACAAGATAAGTTAGAGCAATCTATACTAACTACTAAACGTGCTCAATTAGTTAAATTAGTAGAACTTAAGGATCCAGAAGCTAAAGCTAAACTTATTACTTTAGAGCAGGATGCACTGAATAGTAAACTCACTAAAGTTAGTAAATTAACTGAAATGCTTAAGCAACAAGATGAGTTAACACTTAAAATAATTGAAAAAGAAGGTCGCTGGAAGGATCTATTTAGTGGTGAAGGATTAAATGCTGCCCTTACTTTAATGGCAGATAGAATCGAAGAAACTATGGGTAAATCTAAATCTGCTATGTCTCAATTCGTTGTAGGTATAGTAGACGCTGCTGATACTATAACAGATAATTTTACTACTATGCTACAAAAGATGGATGAGACTAAAGTATCTTGGGTAGCATTTAGAGATATGGTACGTAATACATTCAGTGATATGTTTAAGAATATGGCTACTGATATCCTTAAAAACCAAATAAAATCAATGATGTTATCAGCAATGAAAATGTTTGGTCATGATGGTAGATCTAATCAAGAAAAAGCGGCAGATAAATTAGGCATAAACTTAACTACTAATAGTGAAAAATTAAATGAGCTTAATACTACTATTACTTCTTTAATACAAAGTCTATATATGAAAAGCCCGGAGTATGTTGATCAGCAGGCTAAAGTATTAACTGAAGATTCATCAAGAACATCTCTTGCTGTAGAGGAATTAAGACAAAGAAGAATGTTAGAAGGTAATTATCCAGGGTATAGCAATAGTAAACCTACACCTACTTTACAAATAGAACCAGACAAAGTTAAAACGTATGGTATAGGTGATCAAAGTATTTTATACGAAAAACTACCTGATACTTTTAGAACTAGAAATACTATAGATTCAGTGGTAGGTTCCCCTGTACTTAGTAATGATAATCAAGATAATACTGATACTCCAAAAAGTGTACAAAAATTTTTAAATGAAAAATGGGGGGAAGCACAAACTAGACAAATGCAGGGTATGCAATCTAGTACTCCAATGGAGGATAGTCTATCAGCAGATGTATGGGTTTCCAATATGGAGAATCTTAGTTTATCAATAGATAAACTAGGTTTACTAATTGAGCCTAAAACAGCTGCACAACAGTCTACCACACCTACTGATACAATTAGTTCTAGTGCTTCATCTATTATAACTAGTGATACACTAACTTCTATTGATAAATTAGGCGATGCTACTAGTCCAGTAACTGTTGTATTAGAAGAATTAGGTGTAACAGTAGATAGACTTACTGGAACTTTTGGCAAATTGGAGACTATTATACCACAGACTGGTATTAATAGCTCAGTAGGCCTAAATGCCCTAGAGCCTTTCAAAGCAGATTACTCATTAGCCAATGATAAGTCTGGTAAACTTATTAGTAAGGGTGGAACAGAGATAAAAGATGCTTCCACCAATATTAAAGATGGCAGCTATGGTATATTAGATGCTTCAAAAATACTTACGGACCAACTACCTAATATTCTAGGTAGATATGCGGGGTCTGGATCCGCTGGAGGGCTTGGTGGTTCCATAGTTAGTATTTTAGCGAAGGGAGCACTTACCTATTTAATGGGGCCAGCGGGAGCTGTAGGAGGCTACGCCCCTACAGCTGCTTACGATCAGGTAGCTGCTGGTGCTATACCATTTCAGTATGCCAAAGGTGGTATTATGTCTCAATTTGGAGATGTGCCCTTAAAAACATATTCTAGTGGAGGTATTGCTAACTCACCACAACTAGCTCTATATGGTGAAGGTAGAAAAAATGAAGCTTATGTACCTCTACCAGACAATCGTACTATACCAGTAACTTTAAATGGTGGTGGTGGTGGTACTACGATATCTGGGGATACTAATATTAAAATTGAAATAAATAATAATAGTGATACCAAAGTATCTGTGGAATCAGCACAACAATTAAGTGTATCGTTAGGTACTAAGGTTAAAGCAATGGTACAAGAGGAACTTATGAAGCAGATGAAACCAAGAGGTATATTATATGCCGATTACTAGTAGTTTGGATACCTTCTCCTGGGTACCCTCCAATTCCCTAACTCGCACCAGTAAGCCCCGTGTTATCACGGGGCAGTTTGGTGATGGATATAGCCAAAGGATTAGACTTGGTATTAACTGTACAGATGATTCTTGGAAACTAGCTTTTATTAATAACTCTAATACAACAGCAGATGAAATTATTACTTTTCTTGAGAGTAAGGGGGGAGCCGAAGCTTTCTATTTTACCCCTCCCTATACCTCAACTCAATATAAAGTAGTGTGCCAAGAGTGGGAGGTAGAATATACTTCCCATATTAGTAAAACTATAAATTGTAGTTTTATACGTGTATACGATGTGGATGTAATTTAATATGGTACAAAAAACGGATATTTTAGATGAAATACGAAAGTCCTTTCCTAGTAAAATTATAGATTTATATGAGGCTGACTTAAACACTGTTGGCAGTGGATTCACTGACCCTAGGTATAATACAGACGGTATACTTAGAATATTTAATGACTCTAATACCCTTAAAAGTGGTGTAAACTACATAGTTTGGGGAGGTAATACTTACTATTCTATACCTATGGATATTGAAGGATTCGAGTGGTCTGGAGGGCAACTTCCAACACCTAAATTAAGTATATCTAATTTAGATGGTATAGCAACACAGTTAAATAGTCTATATAATGACTTGTTAGGTCTAAAAATTACCAGAATTAGAACATTAGTTAAGTACTTAGATGCAGTTAATTTTATCTCTGGTATAAATGTAACTGCGGATCCTCTATCCAAGTACCCTGATGAGGTGTACTATATAGATAGAAAAGTAATGCAAAATAATGTAATAGTACAGTATGATCTAGCATCCTCACTAGACATTAGTTCCATAAAAATACCTAGAAGAATGGTAATACAAAATATATGTTATTGGAAGTATAAAGAGGATAGTACATGTGGCTACGACCCAACTTTATATAACAATCGTATGTTTAAGGCTGATGGTACATCAACTACTGATCCATTCGAGGATATATGTGGTAAAAGGTTATCAGATTGCAAAGCTAGATTTAATACCCCTGGCGAGGTAACTAATATACTAAATTATGGAGGGTTTCCTGGTGCGGGATTACTTAACTAACTTTATAGAACAAGCTAAGCGTACACCACATATTGAGTGCTGTGGTGTAGTAATAGAAAATATGGATAAAGAACTGCTATACGTAGAGTGTAGTAATATTTCCGAAGATCCAAATAGTTTTATTATAAGTCCACTAGACTATGTTAAAGCTTCATCAGAAGGTGAAATTAAATTTATATGTCATAGCCATTTAGGTGATAGTGCTCAACCAACAGACGCAGATAAGTACTCTTGTAATAAAGGTACTATTCCATGGATAATATACGCTATAAAATCAGATACTATAGTAATATTTAATCCGGAAGACTATCTAGTACCATTAATAGGTAGACAGTACAGCTTTGGTACTTTAGACTGTTGGAGTGTAGTTTCGGATCTATTATACCAAGACTTAAAGATTGTAGTTGGTAGACCTATTGTAACCTCTGAAGAGTGGTTTGAATCTTCGAACAACTTATTTGAGGAGCATGCACTAGAGAACGGGTTTACAAAAATAGATATGTCTAAAGCTACTAAGTATGACGTAGTATTATTTAGAGCTAATAATTCTAGAGTACCAAACCATTCAGGTATATTACTAGAAGATCCATATTTTTTGCACCATTTAAAAGGTAGACTATCTGCTAAAGAACGGTTTAGTGGTTACTGGTTAAAGTGTTTACACTCTGTATATAGGCATAAGGATTTAATATGAGAAATGTATACCTACATGGTACATTAGCTACTAATTTTACAGATAAAGTAACCTTAGAAGCTGCATCCATACCAGAAATAATAAAAGCTTTGGATGTTAACTTTAAAGGATTTAAGGCCTTCCTCCTGAACTATACTCCAGGATTCTTCATTAGAGAAGATGACACTTATAAGAGTGAAGATAGCTTATTAGAGCCTATATTAAGTAATTCCGATATACATATAATGCCCGTTATTGCAGGTTCTGGAAAAGTAGGCTTAATAATTGGAGGTTTAATTCTAATAGCAATGTCTGGAGGTTTCGCCGCATTCGGACTACAAGGTTTAGGTGGTGCAGCAGCAGCTACAGCTACTACTGCTGCCACTACAGGTACTATGCTTTCCGCTGGTATGATAACTGTTATGGGACAGGTAGGTATAGCTCTAGTAATGTCAGGTATATCTGCTATTCTATTTGCTCCCCCTAAACCGACTGAGAGAAAAAATACAGAGAATACTCCAAATACATACTTTAATGGTGTAGTAAACACTACTAATCAAGGTGTACCTGTACCTATAGGTTACGGTGAATTAATAGTAGGGTCTACTGTTATTAGTGCAGGGATAACTGTTTCTCAAACTGATACAACAGACTACCCATGGTTTTGGGGAGTGGATACTAACTGGTCCACTAGTGCGGATACTAATGGTAACTACTTCAACCCAAAAACTACTTTATATTATAATAGTACTACTAATAAATATACATGGGTTACTACCACTACGTATGTATTAGTAAGAGATGAATTTGATATCAGCGGGTACCACTCTAAAGTTTATGAGATTCAGAGTATTGTACAAGATACTTATTTATATAAAGCCGATGTTAATAGATTTTTTAAAGAAGGCACACCTACGAAATTCAAAATTAAAGGTGTAACATCTAAGTATAGTAGTAAAGTAGGTAATAAGGATGCTCCACCTAATTGGGGTACAGATAGTAGTAGACGGGTAGAAGTACCGTATTGGGAGACAAGTCAATGAGTAATGTGTATATTAGTGGTTCTGGGGGTTGTTTTAAGCAGGGTACACTAATTTCTACACCTTCTGGTTTAGTAGATATTATAGATATTAAGGTTGGTGATGAAGTTACTTGTTATGATGATAATGGAACTATTCATACCTCTAAAGTAATATCAGTAAACTCACATAGTAATAAAAGGATAAATAAGTATGTACTATGGGGTGGAGGTAACCTATATGTAACACCTAATCATTGGGTACTAAATAATGAAAATACCTTCTCAGAGATTGAAAGAATCAATGAAAGTCTATCTTTAGTAGATATAAGAGGATTTTTAGTACCTATCATCTCTAGCTATTATGATAGTATAGATACAGTATATAATTTTATAGTTGATAAATACCACACCTATATAGCTAATGGTATAAGAGTACATAATGGTGGTGGGGGTAAAGGCTCCTATACCCCTGTAGACTCCCCTGATAGTCTAAAATCATACTCTTACATAAAAATACTAGATTTATTGTGTGAGGGAGAAATAGAGGGATTGGCTACTGGTGATGATAGAAGTATCTATATTAATAATGTACCTTTAAAAAATGAGGATGGATCTGCTAATTTTGAGGACTATAAATACTCTTTCAGAAATGGTACAGAAATTCAAGACCAAATTGATGGATTTAATAGTATTGAATCCGAGGAACTTATCGGTGTAATAGTTAAAAAGTCTAATGCCTCTGGAGTATCATCGAGCTACATAGATAGTAAAATAGTAGATAGACTAAGAGTAACTATAGGCATACCTAGTTTAGTTACATATAGTTCTAATGGGGATGTAGTTGGTGGAACAGTACAGTATAAGATTTTTTTGCTAACAAATAATGGGGCCAATTCACTAGAAATAGTTAATAGAACAATAGAAGGCAAAAATACTTCAAAATATCAGGTAAACCACTATGTTAATATACGAACTATAGCACCAACAGCTACTAATTACGCTATAAAAGTAGTAAGAATATCAGATGATTCTACTAGTGAGAAAGTACAGAATTCTTTATACTTCGATAGTATTACTAAAATTGCTGATACTAAGCTAAGGTATCCAAATTCTGCCTTGGTTGGTGCAGTAGTTCAATCTGCACAGTTTTCCTCAGTGCCCTCAAGAGGTTACCACTTAAAAATGTTAAAGGTAAAGGTACCCTCTAATTATAATACTATAACTAGAGAGTATACATCCTTCTGGGACGGCACATTTAAAAGCACTATTGAGTATACTAATAATCCTGCATGGTGCTTTTATGACTTAGTAACTAATCCGAGGTATGGATTGGGAGAATTTATAACAGAGAATTTAGTTGATAAGTGGACTCTATACACAATAGGTAAATATTGTGATGAGTTAGTTAGTGATGGTTTTGGTGGGTATGAGCCTAGGTTTACCTTAAATACATACCTACAAACTAGAGAAGATGCTATAAAAGTACTTACAGATTTAGCAGGAGTATTCAGGGGTATAGTATATGCAGGTGATGGAACTATTACAGCATCCCAAGATGCACCACAAAGCACAGCCGACCTAATATTTACTAATTCTAATGTTATAGAAGGGATGTTTACTTATAGTGGAGCATCAAGAAAAGCTATACATACAGCTGCACTAGTAACCTGGAATGATCCAGCTGCCCTCTTTAAACAAAAGGTAGAATACGTAGAGGATATTACAGCTATTAATATTTATGGGTACAATCCAACGGAAGTAATAGCTTTTGGTTGCACTTCTAGAGGACAGGCTCATAGAGTAGGTAAATGGTTACTATATACTGAGCGTGTTGAGTCTAATATTGTTACATTTGCAGCTGGAATGGATGCTTCCTACTGCAGACCTGGTCAAATTATAAAAATATCTGACTATAACTTACTAAATAATACAATGAATGCTACAACCCCAAATACAGCTACTATTATTGACTCGGGGTTAGCTGGAAGAGTTATAGATACTATAGATACTACTACAGTAATACTTGATAGAATAATAGCTACGGAGGTAGTAGGACAGCCGATAGTCTTTACTATTTCTGCAGAAGAATACCCAGAAAATCAACCATTACTATCTAAAGCAGTATACACTACAAGTGTTCATACTATAGCATCCCAGAGTGGAAGTACCTTGACATTATCAACACCTATAGACTTAGCAAGGATAGTACCTGGTACTGTTTTCGCTATACAGTATAGTAGTGATCTTTCAGAATCTTTATATAGAATAATATATGTAAAAGAAACTACTAATGAAGGTATTTTCGATATAGCTGCTATGATGCATAATCCAGATAAGTACAATTTTATCGAAAATGATATTGCATTAGTTAATAAGAGCTACACTACCCTTACTGCCGCCCCCTCAACCATAGACTCCTCTAGTATAATATATAATACTCATTTTTATATAAATAAAGATAAGCAATTAGTAAATAGTATAGAAGTAGGATTTACCCCCGCAAAGAATGCTAGTAGTTATAGAGTAGAGTATAAGAAGGATGGTAGTTCTTGGACAACTATTTATGAAAGACTACAGTATGCCTCCTTTTCTATGGATAATCTATCAGATAATTCATACTATAGTATAAAGATAACTCCTATAGGAAGTTCTGGCATAGAAACTAACTCCTCTTATATACACGATATTTATATTGCAGGCAAAACTACACCCCCACAAGATGTACCCTGGATTACACTAGTTGGTAATACACTAAATATTGGCCCTGTATCTGATATAGACTTAGCTGGATATATAATAAAAACATCTAATAATACTGAAACTGCCTCGTGGGATAGTGCAGTTCTAGAATCTACAGATATTTCCACTAGTACTACATACACCCTTAATAATTATACAAAAGGTACTGCGGTATTTGTAAAAGCTATAGATACTAGTGGTAATCTTAGTTTAAATGCTATAACAGCTACAAGTTCTACCTATAATAATGAACCATCCAACGTAGTACAAACGTATAATGAGCACCCAGTATGGTTAGGAGCAAAAGAGAACTTAGTTCCTCAGTCTAATAGTTTAGTAGCTATGCCTTCGAGTACTAATCCAACTATGTGGCCGGACTTAGTTTTTAAACCTACACCTAGTACTACTCTTGGTCAAACAGTATACGATACTACTAAAGGTGCTTCTTGTTATATAGCAGTTACACCCCAAGGAGCAGGACAGGTACAGATTTATAAAAGTACTAATGGGATTTACTGGGAAGGAGTCGCA